TGCGCGATTATTGGGACGCGACCGCAACCCGCGTTCCGGCTGGCACTGAGGTCGATTTGCCCGTTGACGCCGCAATGGATGGCGTGGAATCCGGCAGCCTTGCCCGCGTAAAGGCCGCGCCTAAGTGATGATCCGGGATGGCGACTGGACCCTTGTGGACAGCGACCTGCAAATGGGCCGATTTGTCTGGGCGCGCCAAAACCCGGACGGATCGACCACCCATCGCACCGATTACACGGTTGATCAGACAATCGACACCAACCGGGCGCAGCGCAACTTGGCGTTGCCAGGCTGGAGGGGCGATTACCATCACATTGCGTCTGTTCCGCTCAATGTGCTGCACGATCAGTTGGCCGAAGCGCACAGCCAAGGCGACGAAAAGTTTGTGTCGAAGTGGCTGAATGACAGCGACAACCGCGCATGGAGAACCAAAGATGGCCGCGTTTAACGACCTTCTAGACCTGCGCACGGCTGTTATCGAGCATGTGGGCAATGCAGATATTGCGGACGTGTTCCCCCGGCTGGTAGGTATGGCTGAAAGCCGCCTCAATCGCACGTTGCGGCTGCGGGATCAGATCACCGACGCCACTGTGACGATGACATTGGGGCGCGGGCCGCTGCCTGCTGACTTTGCCGAGGCGCTGGGCTTGTTTCGGGTGGATGGCCTTGAATACGTCCAGCAAAGCCCGCAGCACCGGGACCGGCACAACCACTATTATTCCATTCAGGGCAGTGAGATTGTCGCGCCGCTGATCGAGGGCATTGCGACCCTAAGCTATTACGCAACGCTGCCCCCGCTTGCCACTATGTCGTCAACCAACTGGATGCTTGCCCGGTATCCCGACTTGTATCTCTATGCAGTTGGGTTTGAGGCGGCAAAATACATCCGCAACGCTGAATTGGCCGTGCAGACCAAAACGCTGATGGATGATGCCTATTACATGGCGCGGGCAGATGATGAAGCCGCGCGGTATTCGCGGGCGCGTGTTCGCGTTGCGGGGTGCAATCCATGACCTTGCTGACCATTTTCAACGCTCTGGCCCTGAACATCGGGCAACAGCAATCCGAGGCTGTCATTTCATCCCCCCGGCGCGAATGTGCCGAAGCGGTGACGATGGCAAACGATGTGGGCAATGAACTGGCCCGCCGTGTCGATTTCGGCGCGTTGCGGCAAACGCAAACACTGACGGGGGATGGCACCGACAAGTTGCACGACTTGGGCGCGGGCCTGATGCGCGTTATCGGCGGCATTGCGGTAACATATCTCGGGGCAATCGTAAGGCCGCTCACACAGGCCGAATGGGCGTCTCTGGGGCCTGTTGTGGGTGCGCCGCGATACTTCCTGCTTGAAGGCCAGATCATGCGCCTGTGGCCCTATTTGGCGGCGGCAACGACTGCAACCGTTCGCATTCAATCGCGCAACTGGTGCAGCAACGGCACTGACGAATGGACCGCAGACACGCAAACATCCTTGATTGATGAAAACCTGATGTTGAAAGGCTTGGTCGCCCGATGGCGGCGGCAAAAAGGAATGCCCTTTGAGGATTATGAGGCTGAATATGAAGCGGACGTAGCAGACATTGCCCGCGCTGATGATCGGGCGCGATTCTAATGCGGGCGCGTCAAAAAAAGGCGGCATCGCCAAAGCGCACACAGGAGCAAATGCCGATTGCGCAGGGGTATTCTTTCATATCGCCTGTTCGCGGGCTGGTGCTGAATGAAAATCTTTCCATCGCGGGGCCGGGCGGGGCCGAGGTGCTGGATAACTTCATCTGCACACAAACCGGAATAAAAGTGCGAGGCGGCACTTCGCGGCATATTCCTCTCGGCGCGCAAGTAAGGTCGATTTTCACCTACACATCCGGCGTTTTTGAGACGGCTTTTGCCGCAACGTCAACAAGTGTCTTCGACATCACAGCAAGCGCAGCGGTAACGCCAACAGCCATCTTCACGGGTCAAACAAACGGCGATTGGGCAACACAGCAATTCGGCACGGCAGGCGGCGATTTCCTGTATGCAGTCAACGGCGCGGATAGTGCGCGATTGTTTGACGGAACGACTTGGGTTGCGGTCACAGCAGTATCGTCGCCAGCAATTACAGGCATTGCGACCACAAGCCTTGTGCATGTCTTTTCGTTTGCCAATCGGCTGTTCTTTGTCGAGAAAAACAGCATGAATGTTTGGTATCTGCCGGTCGATAGCATCGGCGGCGCGGCTGTCAAATTCCCGCTGGCGGGTGTATTCAAGCGCGGCGGCAAGATGCTTTACGGGGCCACTTGGTCGCTTGATGCGGGCGACGGGCTGGACGACAAATGCGTGTTCGTCAGCGATCAGGGCGAGGTCGCAATCTATGAAGGCACCAACCCTAGCAGCGCCGCAGATTGGCGGTTGGCAGGCGTCTATAACGTCACAAAACCGCTAGGCCCGAAAGCCGTAATGTCGGCAGGCGGGGATCTTCTAATCGCCACGCAATCGGGGCTTGTGCCCATTTCCGCAGCGATCAACCGCGACGCGGCCGCGCTGGAAATGGCTGCGGTGTCGCAGGCGATCACGCCATTATGGCAAGACAAGTCTTTGACACTGGACGCTGGAAATTGGGAAATTCAAAAGTGGCCGTCGCAAAACATTATGATCGTCTCGCAGCCGGGCGACCGGGAAAGCGCATGTTTGATCGCCAACCTGCAGACAGGAGCATGGTCTAGGTTCACAGGCGTTAACGTGCAGGCATTGGGGTTCTTTAACGGGTCGGCGGTCTTCGGCGGGCTTGATGGAAACATCTACACCTTTGAAAAAGGCGGCAGCGATAACAGTATGCCGTACACCTGCGTTTACTTGGGCAAGGCCGAGGGCATGGGAGTTCCCGGAGTGCAAAAAACCGTTGCCCAAATGCGCGCGACATTTCGGGCGAAAACCAGCATTTCCCCGAATGTTGGCGCGAACGTGAATTATGACTTGAGCGTGTTCCAGCCGCCCAATGCAGAGACAGACAGTGGCTCGGGTTCTGTTTGGGGGTCATCTCTTTGGGGGGCAGCTAAGTGGGGCGGCACTGTTACAACAAGAACCCAAGACTTCTGGGCATCTATTGGGCGAACAGGATACGCTATTGCGCCGCAGGTGCAGCTAACCTTCGGCAGCGTTGTAAAGCCCAATGTGGAGTTGGTGGGGGTTGACGCGACTTTCCATGTCGGGGCGCTGGTGACGTGACGGCGGTTTGGCTCCAGCGCGGGGCCGATGGGTTTGACGCTGTGGAACGGTTCATATCTGAAAAAATATGGGGCAAGGCCGCGACCATGCCGGGCAACACGGTTCTTGTAGCGATTGACCGATTGGGCAACTCTTTGGGCGCTGCGATGTTTCAGAACTATAACCCGGATTATGGAACGGTTGAAATCAGCGCGGCGGCGGTCAGCCCGAGGTGGCTATCGCGTTCGGTGCTGCGTGAAATGTTTGAATACCCGTTTCTCCAGCTTGATTGTCAAGCGGTAGTGCTGCGATGCGGCACCAACGATAAAAGTCTTGGCCGGATATTCACGGCTTACGGGTTCAAGAGATACGACATTCCCCGATTGCGGGGCCGCGACAAGGCCGAAGCGGTTTACATCTTGGCTGATGATGTTTGGCGGGCTAACGGCTTTCATAAGGATAACGTATAATGGGCAAAAGCGCACCATCACCCACTCCACCGAGAGAAACATCGGCGGCGGCAACTGGCACAAACGTATCGACGGCCATTGCTAACGCGTTTATGACCAACATGGATGAAACCGGGCCGGATGGTTCGCGGACGTTTACGCAAAGTGGGCAAGAGCCGGTAACTGACCCCTACACCGGGCAAACATACCAAGTCCCCCGTTTTTCGGTCAACACCACGCTTTCACCGCAGCAGCAGGCCATTGCAGACCAGAACAACAGCGCCCGCCTGAATATGGCGACAACAGGTGCAAATCAGTCCGCTTTCCTCAATAGCTATCTTGGTCAGGGGATGGACGCCAGCGGAGCGCCTGCTTTGCGGTCGAACTTCGGCCCGAACTTCAACGGCAGCTTCAACGGCAATGTCGGACTGAGAAATACCGCTGGTTTGATTGATAATGCGGGCCTGAATACCAACGCGGGACAAACGACCAACGCGGGGCAAAACGGTAACGCGGGGCAGACGACCAACGCGGGGCAAAACGGTAACGCGGGGCAGATGACCAACGCGGGGCAGACGACCAACGCAGGACAACGGACCAACGCGGGGTTGAACCAGAATTTCAGCTTGGGGACGCAACTCGGGTTGGGGGAAAATTCCGGGATGCGGAGCGGGGTTGGTCCCGGCTTTACCACTACATACGCTGGAGACGGTGACTTTAGCGGTGATAGACGCCGCGTCGAGGACGCGATGTGGGAGCGCAGCGCGGGGGACAGGACTTCGGCGGAAGCGTCCTTGCGAACGGGGCTGGCAAACAAAGGCATTCGCGAAGGATCGGCGGCTTGGAACTCCGAAATGGAGCGGCTCGGTCGGCAGAACACTGATGCGCGGTTGGCAACTACGCTGGCTGGCGGTCAGGAACAATCGCGCATGGTAAATCTGGCGCGGGATCGGGCGATGTTTGGTAACGATGCGGTTTTAGGCCGGTTCAATTCTGAAAACCAAGTCGCACTTGCTAGTGCTGATTTCACCAATCGGGCAAGGGCTGGTAACGCAGAGTTTAGCAATAATGCCGCATCAAATGTGAACAGCCAAAACAATGCGGCGGCGCTTGCGAACAGTCAGTTTGCCAACCAGGCAAATCTTACAAACAGTCAGTTTTCTAATCAAGCAAACCTCACAAATGCCACGTTTGCCAACCAAGCAAACCTTACGACCAACGAGGTTGCTAATCGGGCGAATCTTACAAATGCCACGTTTGCTAATCAGGCTAATCTTACGAACAACGAAGTTTCCAATCAGGCTAACCTTACAAACGCATCGTTTGCCAATCAAGCGAACGCCACTAACACAGCGTTTGCCAACGATGCGCTGATTGCGGGCGGTCAGTTTACAAACGCGGCACGAGGGTCTGAGGCTGATCGTTCCAACAACGCGGCTATGCAGCAAGCGCAATTCGGCATGGCTGCGCAGAATGCACAAAACCAGACGGCGCAATCTGAGGCGCAGTTCGGGAACGCGGCGCGTGGGCAGTCGCTTTCGGAAATGTTCGCCATGCGCAATCAGCCGATTAACGAAATATCGGCGCTGATGGCTGGCGGGCAGGTATCGCAGCCCAACTTCCAATCTGGGGTTGGTGTGAACCCCATGCCAACGACTGATAATGCGTCGATCATCGGCAATTTCGACGATCAGCGGTTGCGGTCATGGCAGGAAACCCAAGGCGCGCGTGGGTCAATGCTAAGTGGTATCGGCGGGATGTTTGCTGGTGGCGCGGGAAGCGCATTCAATGGCATTCGGAATTTTGGGAGATAGTCCATGAGAAACCTATTCCGGCAGGGCGACTTCCAGATGGACCCCAACACCACGCCCGAAATCCTGCGCAAAAAGCGGGAACGGCTGGCCGCGATGATGCCGCAATATGGACGTGCAAAATACGTTGGCGAGGGCTTGGGCCATCTTTTCACCGGCATTTCATCGGGGCGGCAAAACCGCGCCATGGATAGGTTTGAGGGCGAAAAGAGTGCGGGGGCCATGACCGGGGGCCAACGCGCGATGGATAACTTCAACGCGCGGTCTAGCAACCCCATGAGCATCTTGGGCATGACGCCACGGGATGACCCTAATCAGGGGATTGCTGATGATACGATAGGTGGCGGCGATGCTTCAAACGCCGGGTGGCTGCGATATTCCAATCAAGGCGCAACACGGAACAAGCCGCTTGCGACGAGTCTTGTTTCCGCGTTGTCGTTCCTGCCTGAAATGGGGGTCACGATGAACGTGGTTTCCGGCGGGCAGGACGCAAGCGGACCAAACCGCACGGGGTCCACTCGCCACGACCACGGCAATTCGGCAGACGCCGACTTTTACGTTGGCGACCGAAAGCTGGACCCGAACAACCCGGAAGATTTGCCGATCCTGACAGAAATTGTGCAGCGCGGGCGCGCGAATGGGCTTACCGGTTTCGGGGAAGGCACAGATTACATGGGCGCAGGCCGAATGCATGTCGGCTTCGGCAATGAGGGCGTTTGGGGCGCAGACGGAAAGAGCGCCAACGCCCCGGAATGGCTGCGCACCGCATTCAACGGTGGGCAACCCGTCACCGCGTCCACACAGGGCCAGCCCACACAAGGATCAGGCGGCGGCAACCTTACCGAACTGATGCAGGCGGCGG